CCCGCTCTTCATTGAAACCACAACAATGTCGTCAGCCGCAACAGCCGCCTCCATCACGTGGTTATTCGTCAAAAGCACAGTTTTACCGTTAAGCTTAGCTACACACCCCAAGCCCAACATACCCTCGAAAAGATCACCACCCCGGCGCGACGAAATCATCACTACGCCGGGAGGATTACCTTTGACCCTATCAGCACTTGACGTGCCTTTCACCTCCAACCGCATTCCAGCAGGCCCTGGCCAATACCGCCGTTTACACAGACAGTAGCGCAACGTAGACGGGTGCCGGATGTATTGTCGCCAGTAAATCAAATTCACCACGACACACCCGACAACCCAAGTATACGCATTCAGCAAGAACCTGAAATATGGTAAGGCCACCCAAATCAACTCGAGAACCAAACGAGCAAATTTAAGGGCATACGCCAAAATCCCAGCCCAAGTCAACGAGGCAAAGAATTGGAAGGCACTTTTCCAGGTCTCTTTGCAACAATCAGCAACTCGTTCGAATGCTGCAAAAACCTTGGATAGTGCCACATGACCAACTCCCTCCCAAGTCAACTTTGGGTGCAGAACGGAGGTATGATGGCGCACACATTTGCAGAATGGAGTATCCACAAAATTATAGTAATGCTTTCCTACGTAACACTCATGGGGCTCAGGCTCGTCAAAGCCATACCCAGGAATGAATACGGAGTACTTCAACCCATCACACGTTTCAACAATAGGGTCAAACCTAAAATTATTCCCAGCAGAGCTGGGTTGTCCTGAACGAGGAGGTTCCTCAAACGCGCTCACCACAGGGCCACAAGGCCCACCGGCGCCCAATGCAGAGTAATTTCCAACTTTGAGGTCCCCCCTTTGCAACGCAAGAGCAAGCGTCAACATGCCATCCACCGGTAAAGTTACTCCGGCTGACACCATTTGAGGCAAAAACCACTCACCCAAGCGGCGGTGGAAATCATGGTAGATACGCATCCACCAATCCGTTTGGTCTGCCAACTCCGGGTGCCTAAACCAGCGCTCCCAGAAACTATCAGCACCTAACGCAATCTCCTCCGCAAAAACAACAGGGGTCCACCGTTCATAGAACCCCTGGTTTGCGTCGATTATGTTATTAAATCGACGCCGACGCCCAATGGCCTCATAGGCCCGCGCAGATTCAGCGCGGGCCTGAGCCACTCGGGTCGCCTGTCGCCGCGACCAAACAACCGACCGCCCTGCATGGACATACAGGGCGGTGGCAAGAAGAAGCATCAATAATGGCCTCATCGCGCACACGCAACCACTACCTCGGCAAGCCGTCAGTAGGGTAACCGCACACTCACAAACCTTCTCTTTGTTCTTCTTTTT